ATGGGGAAACTCCTACGTTTGTAAAAACAAAAGCCAAGCTGTTTGTTTACTCTGGGCTGAAAGATGCTACGTTTTACATGAAAGAAAACGATACTGACACAAATGGTATTGTATATACAGAGTTTCCTTTTTGTTCCACGTATCACATGAGTGGAGACGCTATTGACAATTCAGATTATGATATAAGGTTTAGGTCTGTTCCAAAGTTTGGAGAATTAAGCTATATTGATGAAGAGGTTACAGAGGATACTATAAGTAAATGCTGGCAGTCGTATCTTAACAATTTATACAGTAAGGATGCAAGAATTCTAATAGCAAACTTTATGCTTAACTCTGTTGACATAGCAAACTTTAATTATAACGATAAGGTATTTATTAAAGATGCTTACTATCGCATTAATAAAATAAAAGGTTATTCAATAGGGCTTGATACAAGCACTCAAGTAGAGTTAATAAAAATAGTTGAAGAAAAAGCCCCTACGTTTACAGGGTGTGATTTAATTTTATCTTCTATCAATGGGGGGTCAGCGCAATTTGTGGATACATCTGGTAACTCTGTACCAACTACAAGAGTTTGTTGCGAGGGTTATGGTTTTAAATTTAGAACTTTTGGGGTTTACAGTTGGTGTGATGCATCATCAAACAAGTCATTAAGAACAATTACTCACACTACAACTACAACCGAAGAGGGCGATACTACTTTAGGTAGGTCTGGCTCTCGTATATCTATTGAGGGTACTATATCAAAACTGGGGGAGGACGCTGCCGATGGGCAGATATTATCATGGAGCGGCACAGATGAAAGCACTAAGTGGGTTACGTTCCCAGATGAATTAGAGTTAAATGATGGTAAGATAATTATAGGGGATTCCAGTGGCAATGCAAGTAAAAGCACGTTACAAGGCGATTCAAACATATCTGTTACCAAAGACGATGCTGGGGGAACTACGACAATAGGTTTAGATAGCGTACCAGCTGCTGGAACTAATGGGCAAATACAAGTAAATGATAACGGAGATTTAGGTACAGGAACAGGGTTGTCTTATGTGGGTACAACTTTGATAACTCCAAACGTAACGGCTACTGGAGATGTGGATGTTACTGGAGATGTAACTGCTGCCAATTTTATAGGGGATGGCTCACAGCTTACAAACATACCGACTAATTCAAGTTCTGGAAATGCTGGTGTTGTTCAGCAGTCTAACGGCTCTGGTGGATTTATTGCCGATTCAAGTTTTATATTTACAGGGGGCGACACTTTAAACGTCCCTAACGTAGACGCAGTACATAAGGGTACGAATATCGGTAGTGGAGCAATCCAATTAGAGAGTGCTTTGAAATACTGGTTTCTAAGCCCTCAAGACTTTATGTTTGGTAACAACCTAACAAGAAACAATTATACCAGCACATCTGGGCTTACCATTCAAACTTGGCAATATTATACTACCTATGGTAAGTTTCATAAAACTATTTTTGTGCCTATAGGCTACAAGGTTGTAAGTTGTTTTATTGTGGGTAATTCAAACCTTAGTTGGAGTGCATCAATTTCAAACTGGTCTTCAAGTGGTGGGGCTGCTGCTGGTAATGGTGTAGTAAACACAGAGGCAACTGGATTGAATTGGGTATCGAGCAATAGTGGAAGCTATTATGTTATTGTAATAAATGGCGCATCCTCGTCAGACAGAATTAATGGAGCAAGGTTAACATTAGAAGAGGTATAAAAAAGTAAATTTACTATTTATGATTAGCGAGGTCATCAAAGGATTGACAACTGGAAAGATAAAACAAACGAAAAGAAATACGTTTGCATTTGGATTAGATCAATACCCTAAGACAATCAAACAAGCGTGGAAACAATTTAAGACAGAGATATGGCTGAAAAGGTAATAATACCATTAGAAGCAAAAGTTGATAAGGCTATTGAAGAAATATCAGCTTTAAATGATAAGTTGGAAGCCGTAGCTAAATCTAATAAAGCTGCCACAAAGGCAACAAAAGGTTTGGCGAAAGGCTTCAGAGGATTAGGTCTTGCACTAAAGGCTGCTGGAGTTGGTTTAGTTATTGAGGCTTTTAATTTTCTAAAAAATATAATAGGTCAAAATCAAGTTGTTATTGATGCTTTGAGCACAACAACTACGGCTCTTGGTTTAATATTCAGACAGATAGGTAACGAGGTTGTCGAAGTAGGGCAAAAGATATTCAATGCTTTTCAGCAGCCACAAAAGACCATAGCATCTATCGGTACTAAGTTTGAAGAATTTAGAACGTACATAGCTGACAAATTTAGTGGTGTTGGAACTGTTTTGACTGGTATATTTACATTTAATACGTCTTTGATTAAGGCTGGTCTAACGGAAATAAAAGGAGATTTTCAAAACTTTACTGCTGACGTTGGGGATGTATATAATAATGTAACCACAAAGGTAAAAGAAACTACTGATGCATTTGTAAAGAACGCACAAGCATCCGTTGACACTGCTACTGAATTAACTAATCAACGCAAAGAAGTTGAGTTGTTAGACGCTGGGCAACAAAAGTTAATGCTTGGCTATCAAAATCAAGCCGAAATTCAGCGACAGATACGTGATGATGAAAGTTTAACATTCCAAGAACGAATCGCAGCCAATGAAGAACTTGGCAGAATATTAGATGAGCAACTTGCAACCGAGCAATCCCTTGCTCAAAAGAAGTTAGATTTAGCACAAAAAGAATTAGATTTAAACAAAAATAATCACGAGTTGCAATTAGCCGTAATTGCTGCTGAAACAGAGCTGGTAGATATTGAAGAGCGAATTACTGGACAAAGGTCGGAGCAACTTACAAATCAAAACTCATTATTAAGAGAGCAGACAGAAAGAGTTGCTGAGAATATTACTATTGTTGCTGGGCTTTCAAGCGCACTTAGTCAATTAGCTGGAGATAACAAAGAACTGGCAGCAGCATCGGCAATCATTGACACTTATGCTGGGGCAAGTAAGGCTCTTGCACAAGGTGGTATATTTGGTATCATTTCAGCTGCTACTATTATCGCTTCTGGGTTGTCCAATGTGAAAAAAATATACGATACTAAATTACCAGCTGGTTCTGGTGCTGGTGGTGGTGGTAGCGTTCCAGCCGTAGGCTCAAGCATAGCTGCTGGAATACCTACAAGAGCAAATTTAGATGACGTAGTAGGAAGCGTAAACAACACAAATCAACAACCGATAAAAGCCTACGTAATAGGTCAAGATGTAACAGATAGCCAAGAGGCACAATCATATTTAGATAACCAAAAAACTTTATAATGAAAGTAGTAGAATTTACAATAGACGAAGAGGCAGAAGACTACGGAGTTTTTGCTATTAGCTTAGTGGAGCAACCAGCCATAGAAGAGAACTTTAAATACTTTTCAAAGGATGGGAGACCGAAGAACTTTGCGACAGTAGACAAAGACAAGCGTATCGTAATGGGTGCAGTAATGATACCAGACATTCAAATACTACGAGTTGACGAAGAGGGCAACCAGTACAAATGTTTCTTTAGTAAGGAAACGATCAAGAGAGTGAGCGAGTTGTATATGCTCGAATCTAAGCACAAGAACGCTACCTTAGAACACCAAAGAGTAATCAATGGGATTACTACCATAGAGAGTTGGATAGTCGCTGATAGTAAGCATGATAAAACTCAAGCCTTTGGTTTAGAATATCCAGTAGGTACGTGGGTAGCTTGTATGAAGATAGACAACGAGGATGTATGGCAGAACTATGTAAAAGAGGGCATTGTAAAAGGTTTTTCTATTGAGGGATACTTTGACGAGAAGCCTACTAATATGAGCCAAGAGAGTATCCTTGAGCAGATTAGAAGCATAATCCGAGAGGATGAAAATAAAACACTTTAATCAATAATCTATTTACAAATATAAATTAGCGCAATGGACACACTAAACAAAATCAAAGTTCTATTAGGTATGGAAGAAACTCCACAAGTAGACGAAGCTACTCCACAAGAGATGGAGGAGGCAAAAGAGCAACTTAAATTTGAAGAGGCAGCTTTAGAAGATGGCACTATTATTAGCGCAGACGCTTTTGAAGTTGGCAACGCAGTATTTATTGTTGTTGAAGAAGACCGGCAACCTTTACCAGTTGGAGAATATGCTTTGGCAGATGGCTCTCTTTTGGTAGTAGAGGAAGAGGGTGTTATCGCTGACATTAAAGCAGCTGATGAAGAGGTTGAAGAAGTGGCTGAGGAAGAGGTAGTAGAGCAATCAGTTGAAGAGGCTCAAGACGATTCTAAGGAAGCTATCATTCAAGCTATCGGAGTAATGGAAAACCTATTGCAAGAGTTCAATGCTTTGAAAGAAGAATTTGCATCTATTAAAGAAGAGGCAAAAGAAAACGCAGTAAAAGTAGAAGAGTTCGAAAAAGTAGGCGAAGAAATTAAGCCGAACCCAGAGGGTAATTTTAAACAAGTAAATGAAAATGTTGATTTGTCAAAACTGACGGCTCAACAAAGAGTACAATATTTAATCCATAAAAATAAATAAAATGGCAGATTCAATTACAGGTCTTTACAAAGGCGAAGAAGCAGCTGGATTTATTTCAGCATCATTATTGAGTGGAGAAACTTTGGCAAAGGATAATGTAACAATCCTCCCTAATGTTTCTTATCAAGTAAATTTAAAGAAGTTTGACTTAACCTCAGCAACTATTCAGAACGGGGGCGACCAAAGTTGTGATTTTAGTTCTGCTGGAGATGTAAACTACTCCGACAAGGCTCTTAATCCAAAACGATTAAAGCTAAACAAAGAGTTATGTAAAGCAGACTGGTTCGATACTTTTGCTGGAGCGCAAATGAGAGCGGGTGTTGATGGAACTATTCCGGGTTCTTTTGCTGAGTACATTATCTCACACGCTGGTGCAGTAGTAGGTCAAGAAACTGAAAAGTCTATCTGGGCTGGTGCAGCTGCTAACGCAGGAGAGTTCGATGGTTTTGAGGCATTGTGTGCAGCTGACACGGATGTAAACGATGTAGCCGCTGCAACTCTTTCAGCTTCAAATATCGTTGCTGAATTAGGAAAAGTAAGAGATGAAATTCCATCGGCGGTTTACGGAAACCAAGACCTAAACATTTACCTACCTACCTCAGCAATTAAGTTTTATATCGCTGCACAGGCGACATCTGGTTACCTAAACCAGTACCACGCTGGAACAACCGAATTGAACTTTGAAGGTATCAATTTGGTATGGTGTCCGGGAATGTCAGACAATAAAATGATTGCAGCAAGAAAGTCTAATATGTTCTTCGCAACGGACTTGATGTCAGACCTAACTGAGGTTAAAGTTCTTGACATGACGCAAACTGATGGCTCTGACAATGTACGTCTTGTAATGAAGTACAACGCTGGTGTCGGTTTCGCAAATGGTGGCGACATCGTTTATTACGCATAATTAATAATTTAGGTAGGGGTTTAATAGCCCCTACTTTTTAAAACCCTATATAATATGGCTTGTGATATAGCAAATGGAAGAGTGTTAGAATGCCGTGAATCAATCGGTGGTATTCGAAACGTATATTTTGCAAACAATGGAGATGGGGGTGCATTAACTATTGACGCTGACAGTACATCGGATTCATTTGGCGACCTAACTGGATTAGGTACAAGTGCGTCAGACGTTTATAAATATGAGTTAATTCCTCAAGGCTCAAGTTTTGACGAAGTTATTACGGTATCTGAAGAAAATGGTACAGTATTCTACGAGCAGACTTTGACTTTATCTTTGCCTAACTTAACGAGTACATCTTTAAAGGCTCTTAAGATTTTAGGTCAAGGTAGATTCCAAGTTTACGTTGAAGACAATAACATTGACGAAGCAACTGGTCAAGGGAAGGTTTACTTAGCTGGTGCATTCAATGGTATGACAGTTACTGGTGGTAATGTAGGTAGAGGTCAAGCGTTCGGAGATATGAACGGATACAACCTTACATTGACTGGTAGAGAGCAGAAAGCAGCATTATTATGTGCTGCTGGTACATCTGCTGGGGCGTTACAAGGGTTGACAAACCCACCAACTGAGAACGCATCTTAATACTATAATTCAATAATATTAAAGCCTCCACAAACGTGGGGGTTTTTTTATATAAAACAATTTGACCTATTTCCTATTTAATTATATAACATTTAAAAACAAAACAAATGCCTACAAACAATATCGTAAGACAAGGCTTTAGAGCAATAGATGTAACCAAGAGTGATTCAACTGATATTACAGGAGCAGACGCTAACAATCCAGCAGCTTTATACGTTGGTACTGGTGGCAATGTAGAAGTAATTACATTGAACGGAGATACTGTTGTTTTCCACAACGTGCCATCTGGCACATTTATGCCTATCCAAGTTACAAGAGTAAAGGCTGCAAACACTACTGCATCTGACATTATAGCATTATTCTAAATAAGGGATTATGTTAAACATAATTCAAAATACAATAGGAGC